ACATCATCAATGGTTGTAATGAATCCGTGTATTTCTGATATTAACAAATCTATTTGAACTTTACGTTTTGAAGTATTTTCGTAAATATCTTTTGTTAAGTCTTGAAAGGTTTTCCCCTCAAATATTTCTTTTCCGTCTGACATACAATCTCCTCTGAATGTACTTATTCATATATAAATATTAAATTTGTAAGAAATTGAATGAAATAAAAAACCCACAATGAAGTGGGTTAATTATTTAAAAGAATGAACTTGATGAATTGAAGAGTATTGAACCATTGGTATAGTATTTATCCAATAGTTTTTTATAGTGTTTTTTTAAAGTATTGACAACTGATGTTATATGTGTGGTTTCTACATCAGTCATTTCTCTAATCAAAATGTAAATAGCTTTTTTATTAAAGTTTTCAATATCTTCTCTTTGTTTCATTAAGTCAATAATAGCATATCCGATTCTTAAATCTCTATCTTTTTTAAATATAGTGTTCATATTTGAATCAAAGTATTCAACAATTTCCTCTGTTAATGTTGTGTAATCAGATTCTTTAAAACCAGTTGATTTACTTTGTCTATCCAATGCATCCATATTATCGTGAGATTTTAATTTTTTATAATTGTTATTATTATGAAGAATTAAATAGTTCTTAGCCACAACTGAAAAATAACTAAATGCTTTTGAACCTTTGGTGTGGTCATATTTGTGCATATTCATTACCATAAAGGCTACAACTTCGTGTTTAATATCTTCAAACCCATAATCAAAATAAGTAAATTTAAAAGTATTAATTATATTCTCAGCTAACTTGTCAAATGCTTTATGTATTCTATGTTGATAAATAAGATTTCTTTCTTCGTGGTCTGTTGAAGAATTATATTCTATAATTGCATCTTGAACTTCTTTTCCAAAATATACTTTTCT